CTTGCGTCTAACTCATTTATTTGATGTGATTTCTTAAATTCATTCAGTTTCACTACTATTTTTCCTTAAAGACTTGGAAAATTTCCCCTGGTCACGTGCTTTAATAGCACTAAGTAACTTTCTTTCCAAAACTTGAGCTTGTTCAACAGTATAGTTTTTATTAATCATTTCTAATAGATTAATAGCACTTGTAATGATGTTGTGGGCTCGGCTCTCAATAACGTGAGTTTTGTCACGATTGTTGCCAATAGCTTCAAGTTCTTGCAAAAGGCTGCGGGTGTTTCTTTGCATATAATTATCCTAATTGTATTTATTCTTTTTGAATAATTATTTCTTTAACGCATTCAACATTGCTTGCAGCTTAGAACCCTGTACATCAGCTAAAACACGTTTTTGAAGCGGTTCCGGCATCATAGTACCTGTATCTGAAGTTACTGTACTTTGTGGCTTCAACTGTGTCAATATATCAGATGCACTAGGTTGTGGCCTATAACTGTTGTTATTGTCGCCGTCTTCTCCGCCCTCATCAGTAATACGCATAGTTTCAATATTATATTCCAAATCAATTTTATTACCCACACCAGTAGAACTACGACTTTTCATACACTGAATCTGATATTTTCCACGTTCACGCATACTGCGACTAGTAAAGATACCAAACACGTTATCGGCTGTGTTAATCTTACTGATACCGCCTGCAATATGACTGTGGTCAAACTCTTGTTCATCAACTGCACTACGATTTAACTGACTAGCAGTAACTAATAATACACCCATCTCTTTTGCCAAATTTCGCAATTCTTCTGCTACATACTTGTCTTTAATAAACTGGTCATTAGGATTAACTTTAACTGACACAGGCATAACCAAGTCAAGATAATCGACCATCACAAAGTCAATCTTAATACCAGTTTGAATCTGTACTTCTTTGAGGTAAGCACGAATATCATTCACGTTACTTTGTGCGGGAAAAGCTTTGATACGATATTGACCTGACTTTTTCCCAATAATCTTAACCTTAAGGTGAGCTGCCTCGATATCTTTGCGAATATCTTTTGTACCCATGCTAGTAACCATTGCGTCACTTCTAAGTGCTGTCAATTCTTCTGCCAATTCAAGGGTAACATATACACCACTCATTCCCTTTTGAATCCAGTTCAATGCTAGATTCATCATCACCAATGATTTGCCTGAACCTGACCCACCTGCAAAAATATTGAGTTCACCTCGACTCATACCACCATACAGAATCTTATCCATCTGTGGCCAACCAGTAGAGACTTGTCCACCGTTGTTAAAGTATTTGTTAATACGTGCGGAAGGGTCATAGAAATAATCTGTACCCATGTCTTTTTGTAAACTGATTTGAACTGCGTCTTTAATCAATTTTTCAACGGGACTAAAGTCACCCTTCTCAAGTAAGTCAGCTGCCTTAAGAATAGCACGTTCTAGTTCTTGTCTTTTAGTGAAACTTTCAAATTCATCAAAGAACCATTCATAATGACCATCCGTCATTTCAGGAATAGCTTCAATCTCTATGCCTGTCATTGCTTTAATTTGTGTTGTGTCCGGTAATATTTTATACTTGTCCGTATGCTCTTTGTACATCTCTGCTACTGGTCTTAATGTACGGTCAAAGTTCTCGCTGTTCATAATATTCATAACACGTGTATAAAGCTCCGCATTAGTAATCATCATACGTAGGAATAATTTTTGCACATCTACTGTGTAATCTACTTGCTTTTTAGTTTCCTGCTTTGCCAATTTTCTTCCTTTGTATTTCTATTTTTATCTTGCTCATTGTAGCACTTTGTAGGATACTTAGTAAAGTGGGTAATTTACCGTATCGTACTACTGCATCATTTGTATCTTTGATATCAGATTCCCAATTAGGCAAACTAACACTGTACCCTAATTCTAATGCTCTGTCGCATATTTTTAATCCTGTTTTATCTCTATCGGGTACTACAATAATTTGTTTATTTAATGTCGCTAATAATTGTACTTGTTCACTGCTAATATCATCATGCATGATAGCAACACCATCAATACTTAATGCATCAAAGATACCTTCTGTTACGATACATACTTGCCATTCTGATTTTTGAATATCCATGTTGAATACATATCCGGTTTGCTGGTCATTAATATACTTAGGCGTACGATTGTCTAAGTATCTACTAGTGTGTCCTACAATCTTGTTTCTATATGTATATGGAACAATGATTCTGTTACCATTGCGACCACGTTCGTCAGGTGTTACTAAGAACGGATAACTATCATACCTGATATTTCGTTTTTCAATATATTCAATGTATTTGAAGTGATTTGGATTATCAATGTCTAGTAGTTCGCCATCAGGCAACTCTTTACTCTTGAACTTGATTGGATCTTTTTTCTTTCTAGTGACAGTAAAATCCAATAAGTCTTTATGCTGTAGACTTTCTAAACTCCATCGTTGAATTTGTTCACTATCAATACCAGACCATTCTAAGAATTGTCTAGTTTTAGGTGATATGGTCTTACCCATTGTAAAATTGCAACTGAAACTACAATTGAAGCAATGCATCACCCAATTAGTTTGACCATCAAACTTGATACCGCCGCGCATTCTACGATCAGCTTTGTGCCCACGGTGGTGACAACAAATAGCGTTAAAGCTTTGCCAGCCGCTACTTGTTGATTTCTTTTTACCGGGAATTATAGATAGAATATCAAACATTACTCATATTCTAACACAAATTTATATGTGTTATCAATAGATATGGATGATTATCTAGAAAGAATGTTGGTCACAGCACCTGTGTTGCTGATGAATTCCATACGGATATAAGGATGATATCCGTCTACAACATAACCTTTTGTATCTGACAAATTACTATATTGCTCAGATTCTATAATAGGATACCAATCCCCGTCCACAATAGTAGAACCTTGAATAGAAACGTTACCGTAATACTCAGTATATTGTGCTTGCAATGTCAATACTGGATTATCATTTGTATTGATAACACTTGAGAAATATGTCTGTGCATTTGTATTTGCGTTAGCATTATGATTGATGTTTGGGAACGGTTGTCCGGTTGGAATGCTTACCGGTTGTGATGGGATAAAGCTTGGTAAAATACTATTAACAATAAACATATCCCCGCGAGCACCTGCATTTTGGTCTACGAATACAGGGAAGTCAAATGCGCCTACTGGAATTTCTAATGAATAATAACACTTTTGGGGAACAATATCTTCTATATCTGCAGGTCCTAGGATCAATGCCGCTATTCCTGTTGCTGATAATTGCAGGGTCAATGCCTTCTGTACTAGTACTTGGCCACCAGTATAGTTGATAATTCTGCATGTAATATCTTTACCCGTGATATCTACTGGTTTCTGTTCCTGATTTAGAAACTGGAACTGGATCATATTGTCCACTCCCTTGTGCAATGTTAAAGGTTTGGCATACTGGGGCATATAACTCCTAGGGGAATATCCTGTCAAAAGTACAACGATTTGTCGTTGTGTGTAAATAAAAACTTGAGTTGAGTACACAAATGTAATCTCCTATTGTCTATTTAGTCGGCCCTAAGTATTAATTTATTAACAGTTTTGTGTGCCCGATAAATATCACTGAGATTATAACATTAATGATTCAAAATGAATTTTTCAAGAGGCTTAGTGAAAATCACCCTTTCATTACCATTTGTTCCTATGCAAACCAAGACTATGTTGGTATTGTGCAAAATAGGGACGAAATAGTCACCACTATCTATGATTACGGGGCTATTGTTGATACCGAAGTCAAAGATAGATTTTTAGAATTAGGAGATGTTTGGTGGTGGGAGAGCAATAGACTTATACCCATAAATTTATTTCTCAAAGATGAGTGGACTATTTTTAAGCCCTATTTGAGAACATTCAATAATAAAAGTTTAACTATACTACACGGGCCTATATGTAGTATGCTAGAATTAAATAAGCGCCGTAGTAAACGCCGTAGCATAACATTAGTTAAGCGTATTTCCTAATAAATTCATACAGTTCTTCAACTGTAATAATACTTTTGCTTCCCTTACTACTATTTTCTTTAGCTTCTAGTATTTGTAAATTAGCAGGGTGATTTACAATCTCTAATGGTAGTTTAGCATTCCATGCATCAAGTATACTTAACTTATGATCCACATGATATGTTTGCTGACCCAATATATATCCTTGTTCTTTGGCCCACATTTGAGCCCTCTCTCGTATGGCACGAGCATAATGCCTATAATTTTTAACATCATCCGGTGTTAGTAGACCTGATTTTTTTCTTTTAGTCTCTTTCATTTTATTGACTGCTTCAGGTGTACATGCTGTTTTCAATAGTATTGTCTTAGTTTGCACCTTACGCTCAATTGCTTCGGGTCTTTGCCAATGTGTTTTTATAGCGGCTGAAAGTCTACTAATGTAGGCAGGGCAAGTAAATGAATTTTTAACACAGGAATATTTTCCACCAGTGTTTCTAAAAAGTGCAGGTCGTCCGCAACCATGATCGCATAATTGCCCTTCGTCAATAGGATCATGTGTTTTATTATGATAATGCCACATCTGTGGATTATTAGAAATGTAATCGCAATGATTACATTTTCTAGGGTATTGAATTTTTATATAGTCTTTTGGTGCAGGCATAGTATTATTTATGCCCATTCAAGAAATTACACGCCGTTACGTTCCTGCTCACATAAAATGTTCATATGTACTACTACTAAATGTGCGTAGGCACAGGAATGCGACTGCTTGAACACATAACCATCATCATTTTTATCCCACACGGATTTAGCGATTTCATTCCAAGTTTGACCAATCAAGTGTTTCTTTCCTGGACGAATCACGGCTAAGAACATTGCTAGTCTAGGGATACTATTCACTGACTCAGGCATCTTCACTAAATTATAGTGTTGGTTGTTCAAGTGAATTAATTGCTCAACAAACTTAATATCGTTTAGTTTTTCCCAATTGGGCTCACGCATAAGTTCTACTAAATGAGTTTCATCACGTACCTGACTGTAAACGTGTACATTCAATAAGTCTAGTTTGAAATAACCACGTTTTTCTGCATCTGTATAATCGATACTTGCTATGTCACGTATAGGATCGTATGGCACGTCAGTGATATAAACGCCAGTGGCATGATTACGAATTGGATTTACATTACGCATAGCCGCCCTAGTATGCGGTATCAACTTTAGTAAGTCATCCCTTGAGCCAAAATCAATATCAATGTCTGAATCTATTCTCATCGTGGTTGAACCAATCCAGCTTTCATTAGTTTAACATAACCTTGTTGTACAACAGTAGCTTGATGTTCAGCATCTTCTACAGCTTTGTGTGTCGTAACATGTCCACCATCTTTTAATTTTACACCGGTAATATCATACAATGTTCGTGTATCTCTAATGTCCCAAAAGTTCCACGGTGTGTTTTTTCCAAGTTGTCTCCAAGCATGATCCATAGCTACAACGTCAAACGATGCTCCGTTACTCCATGCACACTTACTTCGATTCCAGCAGAACTTATGTAATTGATTCATTGCTTGTTCAAAAGACACACGGTCTCTGTCACCCATTGCTTCTTCAATTGCTTCTGGACTTTGTTTTCCCCACCATTCCATTGTTGCATCGTTGATACTACGATTGTAAATCTCTGTTTGATCTTCAATCGTAGGACGAATCTCAATCTTGTCAATGATGCCTTGACCTTTAGGGTCAAATAGTACTGCGCCAATAGTTAGAATCACACAGTCAGGACTTGTGTCGAGTGATTCAATGTCAATCATTACGTCAGTTGCCATATTATGCCTTTAGTATTTTCCATATATATTTCTTTTCTAGTATGTCTTGAAACTTGATTGCTTCATCTTCTTTGCGGAATACAACAGTGCGAATCTCATACATATCCATTAAGTATTCACCGTATTCATGCTTATTATCTTGTGCCCAGACACTGT